TATCTAAAACTTCTATTGTGAATGCTGTTTCAAAATTTTCAAACATTTCAATGTATTCATTACATTGTACATTTACAACATTTGGTCTTAAGTTATTTATTTTTTCAGTTAAATCTACTATCTTAATAGAGATTTCAATAATTTTATTATTTGCTTCTATTATAGTTAATTCTGCTTTTTGTTTATCATATATAGTATATTCGCATGTTTGATTAATTAATTCTCCAGGCGTTGTTTCAGATTCAACTAACAAATTAACTTTATCACAGTTATACGCATTAGTATATAGTCCTTTAGAATTAAACCATGTATTATAATCAGTTTGACCTAATATATTAAGCCACGCTAATAAACCATCTTCAGTTAAACAATAATTTACAATATTTAATATGTCAGCATCACATTGAATTACCATTGGAACTTCTTCCAAAGACTTTATAATTTCTTGATGTAAATCTCTTTCAGCAATTAAAGTATTTAATTCAATCTCTAATTCATCAATTTGTTGTTGAATTTCAGGGTTAACATTGTTTGCTTTTGCTTTACTTGAAAGCATATCTTCACAGTTGAACTGGAAAATATAATCAAATGAAATTTCTAATGAACAAGTTTCATTTTCTTCCACATTGAAAAGCACACTACTATTCCCTTCTGGATTTAATACTACCTTAAATAATTCTTCGTTATCTAATGACCATCTACATTTTTGCGTTTCAATATCAAATGTATAACCAAGTAATTCACAACAAGGTTTAGTTTCATGTTGTGTTAATGGTTCTAAATTAGCGTCATATAAAGATATGGTACCATCAGATTCCTCTGTTAAGGTAAAACTATCTATTTTATATTGTTCTTTAGTTTTACAACCACTTCCGTATGATATTATTCCTGACATTAATTTACTTTATTATAATTATCTATTAATATACTTTATTTTTACTAATTGTAAATTATTTATAACTTTTTTATATTATAGCATCAGAAAAACAACCAATTTTATTTATTGCTCTCTGTAAGTAAAGTTGATATAAATAATTATTCTCACTTGGGTCGTTACTTAATAGATTTATACCATCTTGATTTAATTTACAAGCAAACCCTTCCTTATTAGTATAAGGGTCGGTAATTAATTCATGTGTGGTATAATTTATAGGACAAAACCCCGAATCCGCTTCATTGACTACTCTTTCATTACCCTTTGGGTCTACAAATTTTAAATAATAATTATTACCTTTATTGTAAAGATTACCTAAACTAGGTCCAGATAAAACCCATTGACAAGATAAGTAACTACCAAGTCCAGCTTTAAATAAATTTCTTGGTGGTTTATTTTCACTATTTGCACATAAATAACCACAATTAATTAATTTCCATTCAATAGTTGTTCCTGTGCCTATATTTTCATATTCTTCATGATAATAACTTATACCGTTGGCGTTAAAACTACAACATATTGGGCTGACATATTTAACTTGTTTAGTATTTGGAGATAATGTTCCGTTAGGTCTATATAGTTTTACTTTCCATTCAATATTGCGATTTTCAGTTATCCCCCAACTACCTGAAACTACTTTATCTAAACATTCTTCAGTTGCAGTTAATTCTGCGTTACTTTCTTTTTTAACATATAGTTTAAGTGCTTCGTCATCTTCTGGCACATCACATCCACAATCAGTGTATTCTATTTGTGGAAATGGGTCTTGAATAATACTTGTAGTAACACTTACCTTACCAGTTAAATCAATACCATTATCATTTTGTAAACTAATAAAAGTATCACCAGTATATTGGTTAATAATACCAGAATTATAGTTAGTAAATAATTGAGTAGTACCTGTTGTTATTGTTGTTGATGTAAGTGTAAAAGCTGTAAAATTAGGTATTATATTTTCTAATTGATTAATATATGCTTTACCTCTGTCATATGGACCAACATGTGGGTTGTTTCCAGCTAATATATATTGTGATGCTGCTGGACCTGCAGTTTCTCTATACCATTGACCACCCTTTTGAAAGTACATATCAGGTGTGTCTCTAAAAAATTTAGGGTAACCGTCTTCATCTACATTATATAATGATAAATCATTTTCCAATCCATTATTTTCTAATACGGAGTAAAATAAATCCATATCTATTGGTTTTTTAGCCACATAAACATGTTCGTTAAATTCTATAAGACCATCTGGTGTACCTATTAATTTGAAAAAGAATTCAATAGCTTTTCTAGTACCCTTAGATTTCCAAATCCAAGATGAATTAAGGATAAGTCTTCTCCATAATTCCACTTCTGATTCAGCTGGCGTAAGACCTCTACTTTGACCAGGATATGTTCTACTTCCGACATTTAAGTAAGAATTAATTAAATCATTTTCTATTATTGAACTAGTTAATTCCCATCCAAGTACTCTAGCTAAATATTTTACTAATTGGTCTGGAGTATTCTCTTTTTTATCGTAAGTAACAACATTAGCAAATGATATACCTTCAATATATTTTTTAATTTCATCAAACTCTCTACCATAAATTCTAAGAGTTTTATTTATTTTTTGTCCTGCAGTTTCGTCTTGAGTTCCATCCGCACTTGGTATGGTGTCAAAATCAGAAATAGACTGGGCTACTAAAAACCTGGTTATTAAATCAGATTCTATACCATCTTTATCTTTTGTTATTTCTAATAATCTACTAACAAATCTAACATAACTTGGAGTATCATAATCAATATTATATCCATCGGTAACTGGCCATGTTAGTGTTTCTTCACCAAGCGTAATTGTCCCATCATCCTCCTCTTTTTTGTATTTATAACTTGATGTATATTTTGGTAATGTTAATCTATTTAATAAATTATTTTCAAATGAATCTAATGAATTAAAGAATTTTTCAACAATAAATTTATTAGGTTTTATGTGGTAAGTTGGTTTTGCATTTACATCACCATTAAAACCAAATGGGTCACCTTCAACAGTTAAGTTAATAGTGTCATTAGTTACACTATTTGAACCTGTAAAATCAATCACATTATATTCATTATCATTTATTAATATTACATAGTCCCTATAACTAACGGACATGTTTCGTAATTGATTATCTTGATTAAATGTGTTAATTGTTGTACCATTTAATAAAAAATTAATATTAAATTTATTTGTTATAAAATTAGTATCAACATCAAATGTTGAAATATTAGTTATTGGATTGTAAACATAATTAGATACTGTATTACCAACAACAGTATTAATTCCATCATTTCTTAATGGTGTTAAATATAATGATGCAGGCCAATTTGTTATTATTTTTTCTAAACTAACTCTAATAAATTCAGTTGCTGAGCCGAAATAAGCGTAATTTGATAAATCACTATTATCTAAATTAAGTGTTACATTAACATTATTATCTATTAACGTTTTATTTTCACTTACACTTAAATTATAATCATCTAATGTATAAAAATCACTAAATTTCTTAGTTGTGAATATTCTACTTGTTCTACCACCATAATTTGTTGTAGTAACAAAATTACCAAAAGTAAGAACAGAACTCTCATCTTCAGAACCAGCAGTTACTTGATTCCCTACTAAGTCATCACTAAAATTTCTATATTCTATACCGTTATCATAGAAAATTCGTTGTGCATATCCCGCAACTTTTATTTTGTTATTTTCAGCCATTTAATTAAACGTTTGATACTTCGTTAAATTCTTTATCGAAATCAATATTATTAAGTCTATTTTCTCTAATTTCAAATAATGGCTTACCTGTAAATCTATCTTTAATTTCGTATAGATTGTATTGTTTGTAAATCTCATTATTAAAGTTGTAAATTGTATAAATACCATCTTCAAGACTCTTACTTTGGTTACCAAATAACCCTATTGCAAGACTTTCCATGTCATAATCAACAATTTCTACTTCCAACATAAATGGTGAGAAAAAAGTATTAGTTATTATTATTTCTTGATTTGGAGCACCAATAAATGGTAATACATTTGGATTAGCATTAGTTGGTGCTGATGGTGTTAATGTTAAAAATGTAAGTGAAGAGTTATCGTTAAATCTATATCTAATCGCTTTCTGGTTAACATTTGTTAAATTTTGGTTAACAGGTTCAGCTCTGTTGTTAGATGTTACTATTCTAAAAAAATTCTTTATCTTTTTATCCGCAACATTTGTGTTTGTATTAATATATTCAATTCTATAACCTACTAAATTATTGTTATCAAAAGATGTAATAACATTCGCTAAGTTTGGGTCGGAAGTGTCCAGTACAATACCCTTTATATCTGGAAATGCTGATAATACACCGCAATCAACAATTTTAGTTCTTATCTCTCTAGGTTTAAATACTATAGTATATATACCCTTATTACCAAAATTGGTAACTGGTAATTTTAAATTATATAATCCACCAAATATCTCAAACCCACTAGTATTATTTGGGTTATTAATAGGTGTTAAATTGGCTGAATCTAATTTAAAAACACTAGTATTTCCAGATTCCCTATTTGCAGCATAAAAGACAGTCATTTCTACATCAGATGGTGACATATCCGCAGGTCGTATTGTACCATAAAGTCCG